CTTACCCAAGCAGATGTGCTGTACAGGGACTCTGCAAAGAAGATCGCATCGGGCCAGCCAAAGCAAGTCGCAGTTGGGCTCAAGAACCTAGCCCTGTATGCAGCAGCCCTGTCTACCGTCACAATTCCTTCCGATGCGATTAAGAACTGGCTGAATGGCCGTGGCCTGCGCCTGGACAAGATCGACTACGTGGAGAATTTTACCCGTAACTTCGGCCTCAGTCGCTACACAATGAACAAGGTTATGCGGAGTGAAACGCCCGGCACAGAGATGGTGCAAGCAGGACAGGATATGCTCACGCCGCCTGTCTTGAGCGTTGCCAAGACCCTGATGAAAGGGGCAAGCTCTCCGAAGGAGCTAGTGCCTCTAATCCCTCTAGTTGGCAGGGCAGCCTACAATCGAGAGTTCGGAGGGAATGAGAAAGCCGCGCGGAACGAGCAGCTCCAGAAACGCCTCGACCTCCGTGACGCTAAAGAAGCGCGTAACCCCTCGCTCAAGGCAGCTCGTCTGCGCAAACAGGCCGCCGCAAAAAGGGCCGCAGCAGCAAAGTTTTCAAAATAGATGGAACTTATTTATGCACTATGGGTCTAACAGCTATCACGCGAAATATACAGAGGTGGATGTATGAGCTTCCCCGGATCTGGAAGGGCTGATTACTTTCAGCTAGGCGACTGGAATGCCGTGTGTTTTGAGTGTGGGAGGAAGCGGAAAGCCTCCACGCTTAAGAAACATTGGCAGGGGTACTACGTCTGCCCTGAACATTGGGAGGCGCGGCAGCCGCAGGACTTCGTCCGCAGCGTCCCCGATGTGATCACTCCGCCGTGGGCGCAGCCAATGTCGGATACCTTCACGACCTCGCCTCGCACGAGGCCTAGCCGGACAATCAATGGCGCGCCAATTAACACTACGGAGATCGACTAATGACTATTAAGTTTGCTAACAATGTCAGCACGACGCTGGCGAATTCAGCTCTGGTTGGCCAGACTACGATGGAGGTGGCTAGTGTCGCAGGCTTTCCTACACTGGCCCTAGGAGATTACTTCTACGGGACACTGACAAATAACCTTGGCGCAATTGAGATCGTAGAAGTGACGAGTATTGCAGGAAATATTCTGACCTGTGTACGCGGAGCAGAGGGGACGGCTCCGCAAGACTGGACGACTGGCGCCACGTTCGAGATCCGCGTAACGGCTGCTGGGCTGACGAAGGTGATGGACACAACGGAGATTGTGGAGGAAGTCCAGACTGCCACAAGCGGGCAGACGGTGTTTACCCTGACTACATTCATGTACGCGCCGGGTGAGAATACCTTGTCCGTGTACCTAGATGGGGTAAATCAGATCGCGGGACTGAGCTACGAAGAGACGAGCCCTTCCGTCGTGACCTTCGCAGACCCGCTGCATCTAGGGGCGTTGGTTAAGTTTACGACGCTGCAAACCAGTGGCATTACAACCCCGGCTGCAGTGGTGATCTACGAACCTGCAGGCACCGGAGCAGTCGCCACGACTGTTCAAGCTAAGCTGCGTGAGAGTGTGAGTGTGTTTGACTTTATGACCGCCGCAGAAATCGCAGATGTACAGGCGCGGACTGGCTTGCTTGATGTAACTACAGCAATCGCTATGGCAATCCTTGGTACTGGGGATGTTAGTGTACTTTACTTTCCCGCAGGTTACTATGGGGTATCTACGCTTAAATTCAATAAAGCACAGATGACCGTTTACTTTGATCATGCTGCGCAACTTGGGCCTGTCGTTGGGTATGCAGCTCCTACAACGGCTGTAGTTGTAATTAATAATACTAACCAAACATTCCACGGCTTGAATATAAGTACAGCACTTAATGTTAATTACACTGCTGCCTTACAAATGGCCTCTGTGGATGGTACTCACGCAGAGTTTACTAAAATCAACGGATTATTTATCAGTGACTCGCATATCGGGGTTTTGTATGGCTCGTTGGCTGCCCCTGTGGATGCCCCTATTTCGGAGAATTACATTTCAGGATACTGGACATATAATGTAGGTAGATGTTTATATGCAAATCAGACCAACGGGTGGCTGATGATTAATCATTCCACATTAGTCTGTGGAGATGCAACAGGTACAGCATTCCCCGTAGAAACTGCTTGCGCGGTAGAAAATATCAACACCGAGCTATTCATCAGCGATTCAGAACTTTTGAATGTGTGGGGCACAACAGACTACTTAATTAAAAATTCATCCGATTTGCTCCTTAGCAATGTCGGTGTTGAATGCCCCTCTCGGCACTTCCTCCTAAGGGATGCTAGCTCTACCCAGATTAGTAATTACACAACTGTTTTTTGGAATAATGCAACTCAATGGCTGTTCAATACGGACACAAATGCTACCCTGCGCCTTCAAGTTTCAAACAGCAGATTTACTAAAAATGTAGCCCAAGCTGCCGCAGGTAATGGTGTTCTACTGACCAATGGCGGTGGCATCACTGCAAAGTTTTCAAATTGTGTATTTGATAACTTCACCGCTCAAACATTTGTGACCAGTGCAAAGTATGTCCCAGCGTCCTCTGGGTGGTCTGAGGCCGATGTTTCTTTTTCTAATTGCATTATCAATGATAGTGTGAATTCTTTATATCTGCCAATTGACATGTCAAATAACTTGGCATCTTACTACGCATTACCAGATATTGCTAAGTTCACGATTTCAACCACAGGGACAGGTGCCACGGCTGCGATCACCACGGTTTCTGCTGATACGTATACAACCGCGTTAACTTTAGTTTCTGTCGCTGCTGGTACTGTGGAAGCAGCCACTAAAATTGCAATAGATAACGGAATTTTTTCCCAAACGAGATTCCATATTCTCACTGTTAACATGGGGGTGTCTGCGGCTGCAACTGCATTCAATGCGTCCATACTAGTCACGTACTATGACAACGCTGGAAACAGTCTTGCTACACAGTCGTTACGTGGTGTTGATGGTGGTGTTGCAAATCTTAAAGGGATCCCCGGAGTACAAGCAAATCGAGAGATGCGAACAATCTTAAGCGTCCCTGTTAACGCTGCACAAATTCAACTTTCATTTATTGCTGGGTACGCAGGGGATTTTACATGGAACATCGGAAATATTCGGGTATATTAGATTATGACTAGTAAAAACATAGCAGCCTTACCTGCTGCGACAATCCCATTAACGGGAACAGAGGTTGTGCCTCTGTGGGTCAATGGGACAAAGAAAATTTCTATTGCTAATATAACTGCAGGCCGGAACGTAGCGTTGGCCGGGTCGTTAGCTGATTTTAGAGCTAATTACGGAGCCACTGGTATTCCTATTCACAGCATCACCTACACCACAACTGGCGTAGGCACTGTGTCAGCCGCTACTGGAATGGGCGCGGTAGCTTGGAATAGTTCTACTGGAAATATCGCCCAGGCTGAAGGGGTCAGTTTAAACCCTAGTGTGGGTAACTATGGAGCATATGTGATTAGGTGCGCAACTGCGGGGGTTCTTGCAGACGTGTTTTCCTTTGAGTACGACGGTACGGCTAGGCTATTAACAGGCAACCTAATTCAAGGCACACCAGCCAAAGGCATCGACTTCACCGCCAACACCCCCGCAGCAGGGATGACGAGTCAACTACTGAACTGGTATGAGGAGGGGACTTGGACGCCTACAGATGCAAGTGGTGCTGGGTTATCCCTTACAGAAGCAAATTGCCAGTATACGAGGGTTGGCAGGCTAGTCACAGTTTCTGGAAGAATAACGTATCCGAGTACCGCAAACACGGCTGCCACTGCTATTGGCGGGTTACCGGCAACTTCTAGTTCATATGCATCTGCAGGGGTTGTGACGGGCGTGGCAGGTACAGCAATTGACGCCTATATCGGGGTAGGTGCAACCGTTATGAATCTTTATTCGCCTGGCACAGTGGCTGTAACTAATGCAACCATGTCAACTAGGCGTGTGAATTTTAGTATCACTTATATGGTTTAAGGAAATATCATGTCTCTTACAAAAGTATCCTTCTCGATGATTCAAAGTAATTTACTTTTATCAAACTTACAAGTAATGGCTGGGAATGATGGTCAATTTATTTATACCTCTGGCAGAACCACTGCTGGCGATAAAGGGGGTGGAATTTGGGTCGCAAAAGTAGGTTACACCCCTCCCACAGACGATCCCCTAATGGGGATGTATGTTCCTATGGTTGATTTATCCGGATACTGGTGTCGGCAACATGAAGGGAGTGTGTTTCCAGAGGCGTTTGGCGCAAGCACTGCCCCCGGCGTAGATAACCAACCTATTTTTAAAGCAATGATGGACGTGCAAATCACTTACTCATTCGCTGAAACAACAGTACATGAACTATTTGACATAGTACTGCAAGGCATGTATGAAATTCATTCGCCTATATTGCTTAGCCCATTTATTGTGATCCGTAGCGGTGCAAATCACGTACAAACTTCTACTGAATTAGGTTACGGTTTTAATGCCGTAGGTAATTTTACATCCAAAGCTATTATTGATAATGCCCCTTACAATATTGATACAACCCGTAAGCAAGTGTTGTACGAGAGTGCTGGAAATATATACGACTCTGGGAATTACAGGGCGTGCGGCAATGTGACGCTAGAAAACTTTTTGATTGAGTCGGACGCGTCTTACAACGTATCGACCTGCGCATTTGAAGCTATTCATTTGTGTGGATCAAACGGAAGCATTGTCCGCAATATCTACACCAGAAACACAATCCAAGGCATCGCTGCTGTAGGTGGATGGCAGAATGAGATTGTGCATAATAAACACGAAACCTACTGGATTGGTGGATTTTTCTGGAGCAATACAACTTCATATGTGAGGCAAAATTATTACGCTAGAACTGTTGCGCAGAGAGCTACTGTGTGGGCTGATGTAGCTATTCGCCCGTTTTACCAAGAAATCGCTGCAGGAGGTACTTCCTATTTCGCACAAAAAAATTGTGGTATTGTAAATATTAAATCAGGCGTGAACTTCGACAGTAATTTAGTTGAAGCAGTTGATTATGGGTTTGGTATAGATATACGGCCTAATGATTGGTTGCCTCGGTTCTACAATACCTATATGGAGAAAATAGATCAAGCCGGGTATATCGTATATACAACTACATCTCCTGTAATATATCTAGGAAAAATGTCAGCTACTGCTAACTTACTGGATGTTAATTTGTTCGCAAATGGGGTCAATAATAACAAGATTACTATCCACACTGCAATAGGTGCCGAGTTTGTACAAGGGCATATTACGGCACTAGGCACAATGAATGTGAACGGTTCTGAGGGATTTGCTAATTTAGTCAATTTTCAATCGAGCGTTCGCCCTGCAGGGAGTAACATTTATTGGGATAGATCTAGCGTCAGCAATGGTGCTCCCACATCTGGTAGATGGTATGTTGGAGATACTGCGTATGCTAAAACGCCTGTGGCTGGCGGCAATATTGGGTGGGTTTGCGTAACTGCAGGGGACTTTACAGGAATTCCTCCAGTGTTTAAAACTTTTGGGGCTATAGCCGCATGACCCTCTACCTTCTAATCGCTCTCCAAGTCCTCGACCTGCTAACTACAGTCGTGGCACTGCGTAACCCAAAGCTCACTGAGGGCAATGGCCTACTGAAGCCACTGATGGATAGGTTTGGTGTGCTGCCTACTCTGCTAGGAGCCAAAGGCGCATTCATTGGGCTGCTGTTTTGGGTTGCACCCTTGGTTCCAGTAGTGGTGCTGTATCTGCTGTGCGCTGGGTACTGCTGGGCTGTCTATAATAATTTGAAACTAATAAGGAATTCCTCGCATGAGTGACCAATACGTAAACCGCCGCCAAGCTCAAAGCTGGCATCTAAAGAAAGAGATCAACATCAGCTTGATCATCAGCGTGATCGGCATTGCAATTACGATGGTTCTCGGCTACGCGGACATCAAAAAAGAGATTGCCCTGATACAAGCTGATGTTAGCGTTTTGCACCAGCGCGATGACAAAAACACGCAGGACTTGCGCGACGGGATTGAAATGGTGTCCTCCCAGTACCTGCGACTTGAGTCGAAGCTAGACCGGCTGATCGAGAATGGTCACAAATGAGACTCACCACACATTTCTCGGTCGAAGAATTTGTCGCCAGCCAAACGGCTGACCGGCGAGACATCGACAACTCACTCACAAGCAACCTGCTAGCAAGCGCCAGAAACACATGCAATGGGCTTGAGCAAGTGCGCAGCTTGCTGGGTAACTTGCCCATTTTGATCAGCAGCGGATATCGGTCCCCCGAGCTTAACCGTGCGGTGGGCGGCAGCAAGAGCAGCCAGCACATGCTTGCCCAAGCGGCTGACTTTACCTGCCCAGGCTTTGGCTCTGTCGCTGACATCGTCGAAAAAATCATGCAGAGCGACATTCCCTACGACCAACTTATAAGGGAGTTTGCAACCCTTCCAGGACGTGGCTGGGTGCATATCAGTTTTACGATGCTCCCACCGCGCAAGCAAGTGCTGATCATCGACCAAGACGGGTCAAGGGCCTACGCATGAATTGTCTCGACTACGCGCTTACGGTTTGTATTTCTATCTACAATTTTAAGGATTTATTATGAGCAACACAAAACCAGATAGTTCACAAGTTAAGTTTATCCCGGCAAGTACTGGTGCTGTGCCCTTGTGATTCGATACCCTCTCGTCTTCTACGTAGCTACTCTGCCAGTAGCCGAGGGGCTGAAATCTGTAGGCTACACGGAGCGCACCACTATTGCACAGCTATTAACCAGTGGAGTAACACTAGCATGAACCCTTTATTACTTGGCCCACTATTTGAACTTGGCAAGGGGATTATTGATCGCCTGTTCCCCGACCCGGCTAAGAAAGCAGAAGCGGAGCTTGAACTTCTGAAAATGACACAGGCGGGGGACTTGCAAGTGATCCTCGCCCAGCTTGCTATTAATGCGAAGGAAGCAGAAAGTCCCTCGATTTTTGTTGCTGGCTGGCGACCGTTTGTAGGCTGGACTTGTGGTATCGGGCTTGCTTATGCAACTATCGGGGTTAACTTGCTTAGCTGGCTTTCCACTGCGCGAGGGTGGCCGCTGCCCCCTGTAGTTGACACTGATACGCTATTGTACGTGCTAGGCGCTATGCTCGGTATTGGCGGACTGCGCACCCTGGAGAAGGTGAAAGGCGTGGCGGCTAAGTAAGGGGGATGTTCGCACGGATTATCGTAAAATAACCCGCGCGATCTTCCCTATAGCACTGTATCCGGCGTGATAATTAATCCCTTGGGGGGGACCTGAGGCGCCCGAGCCGGTGCTGCTGGCGTCGTTGCCTGGAGCATGATGCCTTGAGCGGTCGATACCATCTTGAGCTGGCCAGAATTCAGACACCCCTGGAGAATCCCCTCGAAGTCCCGGAAGTCTGGGAAGTACAAGTGGATCATCTTGTAAGCTTCATGGTAGGGAACGGAGCCCTTGCGAGTTACAAAGTCGATGAAGCGTTCTGCCTGCATCGAATCCTCAGTCCTGCCAATCCGAGAGAAGACACGGGGCATGTCGGACTCCAGGTCTTCCAGCATCGTGTTGGCGAGCTGGAGATCCTCGGAGCTAATGAGCAGGTCGTTGGAGCGGGAGGCGGAGATAATCATCGCCACCTTGTGCATATGAGTCTGCTTCCGGGCAGCGTAACCCTCCATCATCTTATCATCCATCCGGGTCGAGGCGGTTTCCCAGAAGGACTTGTACCATGCCTCCCCCCAGGCACGGGCATCGGGAGAGATTCTAAATTCCCCTGTCATCACAGCGATCTGCTCGAGGTCTTGGATTAGCTTGGTGCGGAGAGAAGCGTCCTCGGAGGAGATCTGCTCGTCCACGTAGGCGACGTAGCGTTCCTTGGTGTCTCCGTAAACGAAGAGGCAGCGGGAGGACAGGCCCCCGCCGATCATAGCCTGGGGGATATTGTCCGCTACCCAGTGGGGGGTAGTGCCAGCAATCAGGTTAATCCAGGGTGCTTCGACCGTGTCGTTGCCGGACATCTTGGTGATCTTTTCATAGCTGCGCTTTCCGTCCCAGAGCTCGATCAAGAGGTTGATCATCTCCTTGTCCTGGAGGTTGAGCAGGGAACCGAGCTCGGAGGCGACCAGGGTCAGGGGAGACATCGGCACCCACTCGCCTCGGTACTCGAAGGACTCTGACGAGGCGGCGAAGGCGGAGACGAGCGCTTGCCAGGTGATGGCGTTGGGGCCGAACTTTATGCCGGGGACTTGCTTGAGCAGGTCAGTGGCGATGTCGATGGAGGTGGACTTGGCGATGACTCCAGGCGGCGCGACGAGGATGATGTAGAAGGAAGGGTACCAAGTAAAGCGTTTCATGTCCAGCCAGACTCGGCGGCGCAAGCAACCAGCTACGGCGGACACTGCGCACCAGAAGTGCATTCGCTTGGGCGCCTCCGTCACGGCTGCGTAGGTCAGGTACGCAGGGATGAACTCAGGGAAATGGCGAGACATCAGCATTCTCCCCAGGATACGGTCGAGGTCTTGATGCCTGTAGGGATTATCAAGGGATCGTCATAAGGGATCTCAATGCGGGAGTGCTTCTCCATCAAGGGGATGATGTGCGCGGCCCTGTGCGTAGGAAACTGCCCCGCGAGGGAGTCGTGGACTTGAAGAAGCACTTGTAGCTCCGGAATGTTCTTGTAGAAGGATGCCCAGATCTTGTTGATCAAGATACCTACGGTGGATTGGGGGACCCAAGCGAGGGCTTCCGGGAGCATGGCCTCGAGGCGATCGAAGATGAACCATTTGTACCCCCACTTATTCTCGACGAAGCGATGGCGGTTGATCTGCTCAAAGGTGCGGTCGTGCCACTTTTTAATGCCTGGGTGGGCGCCGAACCAGTACTTCTGAGCCGCGTCTATTTCCTGCACCGTTCGGCCAGTGTGAGCCGCCACGGTCTTGGCCCCGCCTCCGTAGTTCGTAGCGTGACAGAACACCTTGGCGAACTCCCTGGCGTGACGCAAGGGGTAGCGGTGCTCTTTGTACTTAGGATGGGATTCGATCAGCTCGTCAAGAGGAGGGGGCTCCCTCTTCGCAATGATGCAGGCATTAAGCAAGTGCATATCAATGCCCTTCTTAAGGGCCTCGATCCAGTCCGCCTCTCCGGATTCGCGCACTACGATCTGAAGGTCCGCCCGATCCAAGTCCATGTCGAAGAAAGTGAAACCTTTATCAGGCACGTACATAGATTTAATGTTAGGCAGGCGGAAGTCCATGCTGCCTCGCGCAGCAGCTTTGCCAGAGGACTTGGACTTTTCAGATGGGATTGTCTGTAAGTTACCACCGCTGCCAAAAGGGTTCTTAGATGAACTGAGTCTGTATGAATACGGGGCAGATTTTCCAGCGGCATCTCCCGCGATGTTGAAGGAACAGCGCATCCGGCCGTCTTGATCAAGAGGCATCATGACGAAGTCGCCGTAGAATTTATGAAGGGTTCGGATGTCTGCGATGGCGTTGCAGATGGGGCGGATGAGTGGCTCCTTGGCGGCGAGCTTGGACAGGGCTTCGTCGCCGCAGGTCGGGTTCATAGCGGTGTGACCGTTGGAGACTACGCGCTTGTAGATAACTGGTTGCTTGAGGTCGTCGTAGAACAGGGCCTGCATTTGCTTCGGAGAGGCCGGGTTGACCGTGTGGCCGAGGATGTTGTAGAGGAAAGCTTCGCGGTGAGATAGCTCTTCCTGGATGTCGAGGGCCATTTGATTCTTGGTGGCAGGATCTATGCGAACGCCTGTGATCATGGCCTTGAGCACAGGCATGAAAAGGGACTGCTGGACTTTATCAACTTCGCCAAGCCCCATGAGGGAGGCGGAGCGCAGGAGGACCTCTCCGCACTCGCGTGTGTAGATGCAGTCTTGGAGATTGTAAGTCCAGCGTTGCTCCTCGGGGACATCGGAGGCGATCTTCCCCTCGTCCTTCCAGTAGACGTACCAGTCAGCGTACATGGAGGCGATGAAGCCAAGGCCCTTGGGGAGAGCGCAGAACAGGGAGTGCTGCGTGATCATCGTATCCTGGCCGCCGTGGGGGATGAAGTGCCAATGGCGCTGGACATACTGGGCGTCGTACAGGCCGTTCTGCCAGCGAACCCGGACATTCTTGTGGGAGAGGAGGCGGTAGATGTGATAGACCACGATGCCTTCTTCCTCGGCAGACCAGTACCCTTCCGGCTTGCCGCGCGCGACGAAGGGGATACAGATGGCGTCGGTACGGGACCAGCTGAGACCGATGCAGTCGATGTGACCGTAGCGAGTCTCGATGTCGAAGTCAATCCACAGCTCGTTCAGGGAGCGCTCAGCTTCGCAACGCAGGTGCTGGAGAGTGTTGATCGTAGTCTCAAGAGAGGGGCGGACGATGAAGTTCCACTTGGGTCGATTGTCGTAGACCCGCGTGGTCATGTGGCGCTTAGCTCGGCGCAGGTCGTTGAGAACCACGGCGCGCTGGGGCCAGTCACGCAGGACCGTCCCAGGAGTAAGGGTGGGGATGAGCTTGGAGTTTTTATACTCAAGCAAGGATCCGCGCCACTTGGTCACGCCCCAGTGCCCGGACAGGAGCCACAAGGACAAGTTTCCCATGGCGATGATCAGGTTCGGCTGGACCATCTCGATCTCCTCCTGCAAGGCCTTCCAGCCCTCATGGATCTGATAGGTGCAGTAGAGATTGCGCAGCAAGGAGTGGTTGGGGCTAATGTCTTTCTTCTTCAGCGCGATCCATTCGGAAAGCTGGCCCCGAGGAGGCCGCTCCTTGCAGGCGAGAGTGGTGTAGCAGTCGCTTCGCATGATGTCGACTTCATGGAGCATCCGGTTTAATTCCATGCCGGATGCTCCGTCGAACGGGACTCGGGCGTGGTCGGAGGGGAACTCCCCCACGATCATTACCCGAGCAGGGATAGGGCCTTCGCCGTGTATTTTCATGTTACAGCCCCAGTGCCAACTCGAGCTGAGCGGAGGCTTCGAGATCCTGAATTCTCTTGACTGCGATGCCGTAGCTGGCTGGGTCCATCTCGATGCCAGTGGCGATAAGCTTGAGCCCGTGTGCAGCGGGGAAGATTGGGCCACTCCCCATGAAAGGGTCGAAGACTGTGTTGCCGGGCAAGCACGTCCGGGTGAGCAGGTCCCGGAACAAGGCGACGGGCTTCTGCGCTGCGTGGCCGAGGTTCGCGTCTGGACCGAAGTCGAGCACATCCGGCCCCATGCGAAGGACGGGACACTTGCCCTTGACTGCGTAGAGGAGCGTTTCGTACTTGCGCTGCGGGCCACTGTCCGGCCAGGGAGCGCGCATACCTGCTCGCTTGTACCAGATCCAGGGGGTGCGGAAGACCTGCCAGCCCGCTGCGCGGAACTCATCTCGAAGATGGAAGAACCAATCAATGTCGCAGAAGCAGTACATATGAGCCTGCGCTTTGGCTAGGCGGAAGGACTCGGGGGCAAGGGTCTTGATGATAGAGAGGAAGTTATCTGCGTCGTCCTTATATCCGTGGGCTCCGGCTGCCACTCCGCCAGAATCTCCGAACTCGTCCGCTCCCATACCATAAGGGGGGTCGGTGAGGATACAATCAAATTGTTCAGCGGGAGCGCTTCGCATCCAAGCCAGGGAGTCTTCGTTAATCGCTCGGTGCATGGAGGCGCTAAAGGTCTTCCCAACCGAGATGCCCAAGTCCCTGGACTTAACCTGCGCTTCTTCCTTACGGAGGATCTTAAATGCTTCATCGACGGTTTTCGCTGCTTGGACTGCGGGATTGTCCAGGTGACGCGCAACGATAAGTTCCCGCCGCGTGTTTTCTTGATTGACGCCTTCGGCGCTGCCACGAACCTCAAAAGAGATTGCTGCAACAGTAGGAAGAGGGAGGCCTTGCGCTTCGGCCTGACGCGCGCGGAGGGAGAGTAGACGCGCATGAGCTGCAGCTCTTTCTTGCCAGGTTAAGTCAACTCGCTGGATGTTTTCGTCGAGCTCGGCCTCTTCCGCAGCAAGCGGGTCGAGGTCGGAGAGGAGCGTGTAGGGGATGGAGTTCTTGCGGACAAGCTCCCCGTCGTGCATGATCTCGCCTCCGAGGGCGTAGATGTCTGAGATGGCGCGGAGGCGGCGCTCGCCTGCGACGAGGTAGTAGTCATCTCCTACGACGCGCAGGACAATGGGGTGGAGGAGGCCTTTGGACTGGATGCCGTCAGCGAATTCGTGGAGCTTGGCGGCGTCAAAGGTCTTACGTTGGCGATCGGGGGCTACCTTGATTGCGTCTATGTGGATGAGTTTCATAAGGGATGTCCATGTTAGCGCGAGTTATTTGCGGATAATCCGCGCACTGTGTAGCCAGTTAAACAGTCTCCGCAGCGCGTAGGAACGGACTAGGGAGACTAGGGTGAAAATGACCCCTATGGCAATGTTACTTGACAAAGGGATCTCGATACCGAAGAGGGGGAAGATTAGGAGTTGCGCCCCTAGAGCGACGCCGTAGCCGAGGAGAACATTCACCAAGGCTTCGATGAGGGACTGGAGGCGCGACTGCACCGTGGTTAGCTCGGCAGGACTGCGCCAACGCGCTCTTGAATCTGGTCCTGATACAACTCATGGTTGATCTTCACGCTGACCATCTTCCCCTGCAGCTGGCGCCAGGACCACGGCACACCTGCGACGTTGGTGCCAGTCGCATCGCGGTAGTCTTTCTGGCGACGGTTTTTACCCTTGCTGTTGTCGAGGCCACCACTTGCGTTCAGGTCGAGGAAGGCCCGGTCAGTGAGCGTGAGCTCTGGCGGGAGGCCGAGGCCTTGCACTGCCGGAGGGACCTGGATGCGCAGGGGGATAAGCATGGAGATCCACGGTTGGCCCTGACGGTCGCCCTTGCCGATGGTGCCTGAGTCGGTCTTGATCTCTCCGATCACGGCCATGTAGAGCCCGTTGGGGTTGTCCGGATTCTCTGTGGGGAGGGGAGGACGCTTCTCGTTCGCTTCGTTGACTTGTGCGTCAAGGAATTGCTCGGGGTTGAATGCTGATGTCATAATGACTCCTGGTAAGGTTAAAGGACTAACAATGGGGCAGTTAGCGTCGCCCCGAACACGCTTGGTTAAAAGGGAATGTCGTCAGCAAGGTCGTCGAAACCGGAGGGACCAGGAGGACGTCGTTGTCTAGCGGGAGGTGGTCCTGCAAACGCAGGTACAGGCCCGAGTGGGTCTTGCCTCGGAAAGATATTCACCCAACCGTCCCAGCCAAGGCCGGGGAGAGGGATGGTGTCGATCTTTACAGAGATGCGATCTCCGTCGCGCATACCTGTGCCGATCTTGAAGTAACGGTTTTTAGCTCCGTTGACTCCGGGGATATAGGCACAGGCATCGCCGATAATTTCTTTTGCCATGAGAGGCTCCTATAGGTATGTAGTCTTCTTCCCGATCAGGCGGACTTGAACTTGATTCGCGTAGGACTGAAACGGGGAGCCAAGTTGCTGCATGGAGTTCTTGATCCACTCGAGCGTTTGCTTCTGGGAGTAGCCAGGAGCCTGAGGGACCTTGACCTCGACGGAGAGGGTGGTGAAGGACTTGCGGCTCATGCTTAACCTCCCCGCTTTAACCAGACGTCCATGATGCTGGAGAAGTCTGGCGTAATCTTACTCTTATACCCGAGGGAGCGAGTCTTGCAGTCCACGCCATAAGCGGCGGTGTCCCAGAAGAACTTGTCACCGTCCCGAACTGTGTAGATCACGTCGGAGAACAAGGTGGGGATCTCGGTAGCCAGCGCCTTGCCGATCGCTTTGATCATGACCTTGGTGGACTGGGTGACTGGGTCAGTCTCCCTGTCTACGTGGGCAGTCATGACGAAGGGGCATTCGAGGCCCTGAGTGCAGAGGCGGAGGAAGTTCATCAGGTTAGACTGGGCGATGCCGTAGTCACCCGGCGAAGCCATTGGGCGCGAGCCGATCTGCATCTTGAACGCAGCATTGCTCAACTCGGTGAGGGAGTCAATGGCGAAGATGCGGTTGCGCGGGAAGGCGTCTACGGGGCCGAGTTCCTTTCCTGTCCGGTCGTCCTTGAAGTTCGCGCAGGAGTTCAAGATCTTCCAAAACGCGTTGTTCTCCCCGCCTCGGTTGCTGTCCGTAGACTTGGCCAAGGCTTCGTAGGAGAGCTTGCCGACGAGATCTGCAGCGTTGATGAGGGCCTTGAGGGAGATGGGTTTAGTGGCCTGCTGGTGCCAGTAGACGCACGAGGGAACTGGCTTGTTGTGATCCCTGTAGTATCCGAGCAAGGTCTCCAGTCCGTTCTCCGTGAACAGGACCGCGACTTCGAAGTTGTTCTTGTCCGCCCAGTCGCACAAGGTTCCTAAGGCGTACGTTTTACCCGTACCTCCAAGTCCCATTAAGCAGATCTTAGGGCCGAACAGGCTCTGTTGGTCTTTCGTGACCGCAGTGTCAGGGGTGAGGTTAGTTGTCATCTGATAACTCCTTTTGAATTTCGCGCGTCAAGACTTCTTCAAGGAAATCCCCGACAATAGCCTCTTTAATTACACCTTGTGGCACTGAGTATGAGCCTTTAACATTTCGGCGCATAATACAATCTTGAATCCATTCTGTTGTACCTTCATAAATAAGGACACGGATCATACGTTGTTTCGTTGTCATTGCTTGCTTTCGTAGTGGTTAATCAGAATTTCGAACTCCCGCTGGATAAACTCCGGAGAGAACTCGTTGTGTTCGGGCGTGAAGTCGACGGTGGTCAGTGCTCCGGGGACGGACCAGACATCGCGGTGCTTGCGACACGTCGCGTAGAGGGCAAGGAAAGGACACGGCGACCCGTCTTCGTTGAGACTGATGCGACGAGCCCAGACTTCTCCGCACTGACAGCAGAAGTAGGCGCGGGATGACCAGTCGGAGCAGGAACGGAAGCTAGTTGTGCTTCGGAACTCGCCAAGGTAGGTGTCTTCCGCGATGATGTATCCGTTGGGCATAGGGACTCCGTGAGATCGGGAACGAAGAATTTAGATGACCAGCGATTCATTCAATGTCTCCTAGGACAGTCTCCGTCCGCGAGACAGGGTCCCAAACACGGCGCTGGAAACGGGAGCGGAGCAGAGAGGCAGGGTCGCGCATCTGGCACACGGAAGTGAAGGGGCAGCCGCCATACTCCGCGCAAGCGTGGTCGAGGTTGTAGTCGAAGTAGCCGCTTTCCCAGGACTCGATCAGTCGCTTGGCGTCTCGGAGGAGCTGCTCATACCAGCGCTCGACGAGCCAGGCGGGACGATAGGTGATGGCCTGGAGGGTGTCGTACTTGGTTTTGAGAATGGAGACTCCTCGGACAAGGAATCCATCAAGCTTAATGCCAGCTCTTCCGGCACCCCAGACATAACCAGTGAATTGGCTACGTAGATCCCATTGACGAGGCCAGCTTGCTCCAAGTTGGCTAGTAGTTTTGTCGTCTTCACCGAGTGCCATCCCTTCATAGTTACACATCATATCCATGCGGCCACTGTACAAGATCGGGTCCCCCGTCTCTGGGTGCTTGATATCAAGGGGCTCGAGGAAGTTGAACTCGATCCCGCGCTTGCCTCCAGGGAGGGTCATGGGGATAGCCTTGTCCTCCCCGAGGCGGTAGTGGGAGAAGTAGAACTCCAGCGCTCCGGCTGTACGCTCGGCGGACTTGGCGGATTCCGGCGGGCATTGGAAGTCGCCGTATTCCTGAAGCAAGGTCTGCAGGGCAATGGCGACTGAGTCTTGCTCCGACTTGCCGTCGACGTAGTAAGCGATTCGCCCGGCTTCGATGCCGGAGGCGTAGGCCTTGCCTGCGTGAAGATGGACGGACTGCTCGCCCGGTTTCCAGTGCTCCAGGTACTCGAGCTGGGCCTTGCGAGGGCAGGACTTGAACGTGGCCATGAGGGACGCGTCAAGGACGTTTGGGAAAGGTGGGCGGGTCATACGATTTCCTTGGATATGTAATCTCGCGCAGGCTTGTTGAGCATGGCGAGGGGCTTGGCAATGACAAAGACGTTGCGGCGTTGGAAGTAGCTGTCCGTGAAACAGTGGAGGATTCTTTGCCTAGGGGCAAGGGGAGTCTCGAGACCCTCCTCGCTTCCACAAGCGTTGAAGACCCAACAGTCTCCCTCCTCCCACAGGTCGCCCCAAAATTGGTAGTCTGCGGTGATGGACAGGCCGCAGCCTGTGATTATTACCTTCGCCACGATTAGCTTGTGTAGGTAAGGGACAGCAGGTTCGCGCGGCGTTGCTCGATTTCGCGGACTTCCTTATACGCCTCCGCCTGAATCTCGGCCTCGCGAGTTTTGAGCTTTTCCAGGGCTGGCTGGATGCACTTGGCGGGCGGAGGCAGGTCGAACTCTACCTCAGTCAGGAACAAGGAATTGGTCGGCGCCTCCGAGTCCTCTTCCCGCACGATGTAGTACCAGCTGTAAAGAGGCCTGCCAAGGGCAATGGATTCTGCGCCTTCCGGCGACAGGTATAATTTCAATTTCATCTCACTCTCCTAGGTTACTCACTGGTGAACTGCACCAGCAACAGGTATTGGTTACAGACCCTCAAGCTCGCTCAGCAGGTCGTCCGAGTTAGCGATCACGGTCTTCTTTTTCCCTGCGGCGGAAGCGCGCTTGGTGGCGGAAGCAGCTGCGGCAGCCGTCATCCGACCAGCCCGGAGGAATATGATCGCCTCCTTCATCTCGTCGAGGGTTAATGTTCCCTCGGCCGCGCGGAGTCGCCATCCAGCGATCTTGGACTGAAGTTCTAAAGGTACGGGAGTGCTCATGTTAGCCTCATTGGTTGGGTGATAGATACGGGGTTGAAGGCGCGGTATAGGCGCTCAGCCAGCCAGGTGCCTGCGCAGAAGCAGACGAGGACACAGGTGATAGCGATCAGGGCCTTCATGCTTCGAGCCTTCGCGTCAGGGCGATGATCGCCTCGGGGGTGCCAGTGACCTGGAGCGTACCCGGCTCACTGCCGACGTAGGGGGCCAAGTCAAGAGCTTGCTCTGCGAAATGGACCTGAAGGAGGTCGATCAGGAAGCGCGAGTACGCTCCATGAGGGACGCGGCCTTCAAGGTCGGAGTACAGATGCGCAGCGAGGCGCGTCATCAAGGGAAGGGGCAAGGCTACGTTGAGCTGCTTCGACGGGATGAGGTTAGGGGTTTTAGCCACGGCGAAATATCTCCTTGAGATCTGACGGCACTGGGGCCGCGGAGAACAGGAACTGGTACGCGGAGGCCTTCGCCAACTGCCGCTGCATCTTTGTCACCCCTGCGACAGGGATGGCGTACAATTCCGCCGCTAGTTCGTTGAAGGGGTCTTTCCCCTCAGCTAGAGCTCGGCGGATAATTTTCTCTGCGCACGTCATTCTTCTTCTCCCCAGGGAGCGAGCGGATCATTCGCCTCTTCGGAAGCGGCAGGGTCCTCCAGCAAGACTTCGTTGCGAGTGCTCAGCAAGTGAGACGTGACGAGATTAGCGAAGGTTGCCTCATCATCGCCCTCAATGGTCAGGCGAGTCCACAGTGCAGGAGGCAGCCACAGGGCTTTAGGGCGAGCGTAGATTAAGATCATGATTGTTCCAGTTGACGGTGAATGGCTGCGACTGTCTTTGGAGACAGCCGCGGAAGGATGTTGGTGGCCTCGGGCAGGTCGAGGAACTGGCCTTGGTTAGCGAAGACTGTCGGGACGACTAACTCCACGCGGTCAAGGGTTCCTTCCCCGAAGACGCAATCGAGGATGACTTCCTGGGCTTCGAGAGCAAAGTCGAGCAGGAGGCAATCTACTCGGGCAGGCAGGGTCTTGCGCCAAGGGAGGCGAGCGCGCACTTCCGGCACAGCCTTGGGGGACCAGTCGCCGCTGACGTACTCAACGCGAGCGGATTCAGGAGCGGAGGCCAGGGGTTCTCGTACAAGGCGACGAGCATCCGGGATGCTCTTGTGCTTCCACTCGACGAAGTACCCGAGGAGAGAATCGGTTTCTTGGTGGATCAGTACGACAATGGAGCCGCGGGTCCAGCTATCTGGGTTGCGATAGATGCCGGACTCGTCAGGAGTCTGGAAAGCTTTGGGAGCCTTGCCCGCAGCCTGGCCGCGCATTGCTGCCTTGGCCTCGCGGAAGAGGTCGTCGAGAGTTAGTTCTTGCATAGTTGAGCCTCGCTTAGTTGATGTTTGTGCGGATTATCGTATCATAATCCACACCATATTTGACCCGGACTCGGAAAATTAGTTCCCGAGGGTTCGGGTTTATTTTTTAAGCTTGGTCAGCCCCAGTGAATACGCTGTTACTCATGTCCTTGCCCCTTTCCGCGTTCAAGCAGATGCTCGCAATCCTCAAGCAAAAAAACCAGCGCCCAAGCCACGCCCACAATGCCAACTAGTGCTGCTCCCGCGACGATGATGTAGTCGATGATGGTCATATCACACCCCTCGTTCAATTTCTGCGCAGACGACTCTCAGATAGTCTGCTTGGGCAGCCCACGCCTCATCCCACGCTTCGTCCCACGCCTCATCTTCAGCCTCATCATTCACTGCATCCCACGCCTCATCATTCACTGCATCTTCAGCCGCACTCCGCGCCGCACTTCTCGTCGCACACCACGCTGCACCCCACGCCTCACCTAACGCCGCACCTAACGCCGCACCCGGCGCTGCATCCCTCGCCGCATTCAGTTCTTCTACCGTGGCTTCACCGTTGGCGTACCTTTCTGCCACGTCCAGCGCCGCCAGACTACGTGGGTCTTCTATCAAGTGTTGCACTCGCCTTGCGCACCAGACTGCGTATAGCCGAATCTCTTTATCTCGTCCCTCGATAGCTTTCATGCACCAGATTGCATCGTCCAGCCCGTTGCTATCTAGGATGGCCAATATCGACAGCGGCTCGTCATCAGCCTTGGTTTTGCCAAGGTGCTTAAGTAGCTTTTCCCAACCCTCCGCACAGGGGCCGTGGGCGCGTATTTTGTTCAGTGTTGTTTTCATAGTGCCTCCATCATCCAGTAACCCAGCAGCGCGGCTGCACCTATCACAGCCAGCACGCCGACTAAGTATGCTAGCTCTCGCCTTATATAAGACGCTTCGTTACTTTTATACGGGCGCATTTTAGTCAGTCCTCTAGGTCAGGCTCCGGAAAGTTCTCCGCGGCTTCCGCTTGAGCTTCCTCGAGCAGCCCACGTTCGATCTTCCTCCGCTCCTCCTTCGTCATCTTATTCTCCAGCCAAGTTGCCGGATAGCCCTTCCGGTCGAAAATGTCGAAGTCTACTTCGACGTAGCCGTGATACTCCTCGGGGCAGGAGGCGTTGTAGGAATAGTTCCCCGCCACGTTCACGATTCTCGTAGCGCGTGCTTCGCAGGGGATGCCTGCAATGGTAGTTTTCATGATGGTTGAGCCTTCTATGTGAGCCTCAGATAAACTAACCAGGGGAAGCGGCAACTGCGGATTGAAGCTTCCCCTGTCCAGCCCCTCGCGCCGAGGCTCAATCAAACGCGAGGTAAAGGGTTAAAGAACCCTCTGCAAAGGCCGCTCATAACGGCCTTCACGGAGGGGTCTAGTTAGACCAGAGCCAGCTCAGCGTCCGCATCGACCTTGGCGGTCTTGGCAGTCTTCGCAGCTTCGAGACGCGCGACGATCTCGCCGGTCTTGGTGCCAGCCACGCGGAAGCTGTCGTACAAAGCACGACGGCTGAGTGCCGGGTCGCTGTCCAGCTTCTTCTGCAGGTAATTCTTGACCGTAGCCAGGTCCTTGCCAGTGGCCTCGCAGATGGCCTGGACGACCACGCTCGCGCCACTGACGCCGCCGCCGCCGCTGGCCCGTGCTTTGCCCCAGTTGCCTGCGGCGATTTGTGCGGACAGGTCGTCGATAGCCAAGACCATGTCTTCTTCGCTGAGGGGCTTGTCCGCTGTGGTGGCTAGCTCGTCGCCGAACTTCTGCTCCGCGCCGTGACCTGCGAACTGGGCCAGGAGGCTCAGCGGCAGCGGGATGGTGCGGGTTTCGCCATTGCGGAAGTCCATGCGGATGCTGACCGCGCCAGCTTGCAACTGCATCGCGTCGCCTTCGACGGTGATCAGGTTTGCGTCGATCAGGGTTTCCTTCGAAACCTTGCGCTTGCCAGGGAAGGAGACCTTGCGGCCGTCCGTCAGGGTAACTTCTTGGTACTCGGTCTTGCTCTTTGTCTCGGTTTCAGTCGCCATGAGATAATCTCCAGTAAAATGCAGCCCTTTGTATCGGCGGCTGCGTATTCCGTTAGCAGGATGAGCCTACTGGAGAGACGCTGGGTCTCTGCGCTAGGTTCAGGGAGGAGGAGCCTCGCGGATTTTCGCCGCATGGGGATTTGACCCGCGCTCCTCGCATTAGTTCCCAAGGAATAAAATTTATTTCATGTGGCCTTCTTTGTGGCCTCGTTAATGTATGCGCGAAGACGCGCGATTCTCTGCCTATGATAGAAGGTCATCGCCTCAGCGTACTCCGAGGCGGATTCGCTCTCGAGCAGGGAGCGCTCCGCGTCGAGGAGTTCGATGGTCGCCAGCTCCAGGGCTGAGCGAGGGAGGAAAAGGGACTTGAGCCAGTTCATGATAGGTCCTTGATTAAGCGGCACTTGATCGCCTCGGCGTGGCCACAGGGGACTACAGCCAGAGGCTCGACCACGGCGGCGAGGAGAAGGGACTTCAGGGCCCCTTCGTTTTCCGAATAGTCCTTGATTAGAACCTCATCAGGCGCGAGGAAGACTTCGGGTATGTTGACCGTAAGGCACGCGACGGGTTCGCCTGTGTCGCAGTTAACTGCCTTGATCGCCAGGCGCCCGTTGGAGTAGTGGTGCTGCTTCAGCGTGAGAGAAATCGCTGGCGCGTAGCGCAGGTGGGAAGGGATGTTCATAGTGTTTGCTCCAGATAGATGATGAGATACTTCGCGTAGCCGGTGGAGAGTTCCTTGCCGCAGAACCAGAAGGAGTCGCTCTCGGACTCCTTCGCGTCTTTGTAAGCGGCGCGAAGGGACTTGAGCAGCTCCGCGTCGAAGAGGATGCCTTGCTCAGGAATTGATGAAGGAGGGAGGCTCATGCTAGCTCCTTACCAAAGTTCAACTGTGCGGACAGGCACATCGTCTTTGAAGAAGACGACTGTGTCATATCCGCGCTTTGCGGCCAGCTCGCAAGTAAAGCGTTGCTGGCGCGGGGAAGGAGCTTTGCGGTCCATGTGGACAATCCTGGCCATGCCACAAGGAGCTACGTTAGTAGGCTCTTCGAGCTGGTACCCGTAGGCAATGTAGAACGGTTTCATGCTAGCTCCTTGCGCAGCTCCGCCATCTCTGCCAAGGCAAGGTCGTCCCAGCTCGGGGAGGCTTCGGACTCGGCTTGGAAAGCCAGGTCGGTTTTCCCTCCGTCCTCTGGGTTATAGTACGCGACGACTTCCCAATAGGCCCCGAAATCGTGAGGGAAGGACTTGACTCGGAAGTCGCCTCCGGGGAATTCTCGCTCCAGTTGCCGCTTGTATATCCGGCACTCGCGCAGGCACCTCGCGTCGCCAGTCTGGAAACAATCCTCCTCTGGAGGGGAGGAGCCGATGTTGATAAATTCTTTCATGTTGAACCTCTTTTAGTCTACAGGTCAAGTCGCCTGCTCGGAGTCGCCTGTCACGCGACTCGAAGCGGGAGGCTAGGCCAGCTTCTCCGCCCACGCATGCCCGTCGAAGGTCTTCCAGTCCGCACGGACTCGATTCTCCCAATTACACGCACCATTCTTCGTAGGGTTATTCATCTTGAGCCTTTCGTTCTGAGTGGCAAGGTCGGCGGCCACTCATCGCCGTTATATATTAGACACGCTCTGGCTGGATTAGTTCCACAGTTCACGAGCCGTCCCTGGCCTTCGTGCGGCAGAGCCGTCTTGCCTAGGCATCCAGCACAATTCACTTCCCATCCTCCGGCGTCCAGACCTTGCCCGCGAAAGCCAGCTGCAGGTCGCGGTCACAGAGGGCGAGCATCTCCTCCGTCCAGCCCCTGTCCTTACAATACTTTGAGCTCACTCGATTAAAGGACCGGGCCAGGACCATCACTGCAGTCAGCACCTCAGACCTGTCTGTGCTCCTTCCCACCGCCACGAGTTTCGCCACGGCTTCGGAACAGAGCCCCGCGTCCAGCACTGTCTCCACCATATCCTGCCCATGCTCCTGCGCCACGGCCAGGAACTCCTTCGGCAGCTCCTCTCGCGCCCCGCTCAACACATCACCTCGCGCATGATCACTGCACATCCATCCGAGCCGCTTGCCAGCATCCAAAGCGCCAGCACGACCCAGAACACGACCATCTCCACTGTCCACGACTCCTCTTTCATGATGAAAGCTCCTTTAAAAGTTCGTTTGCATTATTGCCCGATAACGCGCTCAAATTATCCCCCAGCGCCTTCATTCCCACGCCTTGCGTCTCATCCTCCCCTCCCTCCCCGCCATCCAAGGGACTGGGCGGAATCACCCTGGCCCTTGCCGCCTCCCTAGGTCGCTCCGGCGCCACGTCCCTGAACAGCGCCAGCCGTGCCTTTGTCTCTGGGCTCATCTGCTTCTCCGTCCAGCTTTCCTCCTTCCCCTGCAGCATCCTCAGCATTTTCTCCTCCGACGCCCTGGCTGCCACGTCCAGTTCCGGCGCCTCCACCTGCCCAAAGGCCTCCTGCTCTAGCGCTTTCCACTGCGCCTCCGCCTGCCTTTTCTCCATCACAGCATTTCTCCCCACATAAGCCGCTCGCTTCGCCACGACTCTCCAGATCGTGGACTCACTCACCCCGAGCTGCTTTGCAATAGCCCCGCAGCTCCACTTATGATCTCCCCACTCGTCCAACACTTCCCTCAGCTCATAAATCCTCACCGCCATCTCTGGCGAGATCGCTTTCTTTCCCATATCTGCTCCTTAAGATCTCAGCGGCCCTATTGCCGTTGATGTACATTAGACACCGGACTTCTAATAAAGTTCCAAAGCAATGCTAATTAAATTCTCATCTCCTGCCAGTCTTCTTCTAGCTCCTAGCTCCTAGCTGTCTTCCACCATCGGTACCCGATTCCCTCGTGTGCTCAGTCAAAAGGGCTTTCAGTCTAAAAAAAAAGAGTTAAAATAATAACCCTATATATAGAGCCTTTTCCCCGTGGGAACCCCATACCGATGGTAGAAGAAAGCTAGACATTAGCAGACAGACAGATGGAAGAAAGACAGCAGAAAGAACCCAGACAGTCCCCCGCCTGAGTTCCCTTCCCCGCCCGCCCGCCCGCAAGCAAGAAAAGGCCCGAAGGCCCTTTCCCGAAGCATCTCATCTACCGCCTAGCGCCCAGCTCCTCACGAGCAACCATCGCTTCCACTCCAGCCCGAACGCCCCCAGCCGCCGCATCCGGGCTCGATGCTCGAGCCATTCGAAGTGTAGATTGTCCATGCGCTCTTGTGAGTTCATACTAGCTCCTTGCTGTGGGGATAATTCGCGCGGGCATAAATCGCCCCATACGCCATTATCCCCGATACCCATGCTACCATACCCGCGCGCCCCATCATGGGCGCCACGGGCCTATTTGATGGCCGCTCGCCCCATCATGGCATCATTCCCTCACCCCCAACACCCGCTTGCAGCTTAACCCACTGCAGCTGAAACCATTCGCTCGCGTCTGGCGCAGCTATCGCTGCATCCGTCACGCCGAGCTGCTCGCACAGCTCCACCCACAGGGCCACTTGCGTAGCCCGGTCCAGCTCGTTCGCGGAAACGCGCAGGGTCAGATGTTTCCCCACTGGCGAAAATTCGATTTTCATCTCAAGCCCCTTTCAAATCGAGCAACATCGCTCGGACGATGGGCCTGTCACGCCCACCTACCCAGCCTGTTACATGGCTTCCAGCTCGGCCATGAGCTTGGCATTGTACCAAGCCATTGCCTCCTCGTAGGTCTTGCCGAGCTTCTGCGCAATGGCCGCTATGGCCGGATTCATTGGCGCAGCCTTCGGCCCAGCTACCCGCATGTTCCAGTCCACGTTAGCCGCGTTGGCGTAGAACGCCACCATCTTCTCCACTTCCGCCCTGCGCATGGCTTCCGTTACCTTGAAGCCATTTTCCGCTGATTTTGCAATGGCTGCATTGTCCCCTATCCTAGCGGCAAATCCATGCAGCGCTGCATACCGAGCATTCTCTTGCGATACGTCGCGCATATTCAGCGTGACTGATTCCAGCCCGTCAAAGGTGAAGGTTACTGTCTGTGCTGTCGCGTTAAGTACTTTTTTCATATCGAGCCTCTTTGGTTAACCCAGCCACAATTGGCTGGTATGTATTCGACACGGCACGGATTGAAAAGTTCCATTTATTTTACGGTCATTCATAAAATAAACCTGCCGTATCATGGCGCAACGTGATCATTGCCTCCACACGTATTTGACCCGGCCCCGCGTGATTAGTTCCAATTATTTTGCACCGACCGGAAACAAAAACGCTGGCATACCCCCGCCATGCCCGCCCAGCCACGCACTTGTTGCTTCCACGCCACAGCCCGCCCACACCCCAGCCGTGCGCCCTGCCCGAATCAAGGCCCCGGGGGGCAAAATAAATCTACGCGTAAAAAGGAGAAATCCACTCTGCGATTTTTTATTTTTAGGGAAATTCGCGCGAGTTATCCTCCAATAATCCACGCGAGCAACCGCCGGGGCGCGAAGGGAATTACTCCCCAGGGCCAGGACGGGGGAACTATTGGCGGGGGAGTGTGTCCAACGTGGGTATGGGTTGGGCCGGGTTTCGGCTCCCTGCGCAAGGAGACACGGAATGGACAAGGAAGTGGAAGAGTTTAAGGATCTGCCCCAGTTTCAGCAGGAGGGCAGGTCCCAGGCGCCTACGATGGGGGTGGTGGCGAAGGTTAATTATAGTCACACAGACATGATTGACTTTATCATCGCGAATCCGGGGACTACGCAGAATGCTCTTGCAGCCAGGTATGGGTACTCGGTGGGATGGGTCAGTAATGTAATGGCCTCGGATGCGTGGCAGAGCGCGATGGCGGCTCGGCGGTCCGAGATCTGTGACCCAGTCCTCGTTGCGACGATTGAGGAGCGGTTTAAAGGAATTACCCTTATGTCGCTTGAACGGCTGAAGCAGAAGCTCGAGGCGCCGCAGGTCTCCGACAACGTGGTGCTGAAAGCGGTGGAGCTCGGGGCGAAGGCGATCGGGGTCGGGGGGAATGCTCCGGCCCAGGCCCCGCCAGGAGACCACCTGGCCCAGCTAGCTAATCGGTTAATTGAACTTCAATCACGGGTCCGCGTGGCTCATCAAGGAGATGTTGTAAATGTCCAAGCAGTTGAAATCAGTGCCGCTTAACAAGGGCGGAAGCGAGGGTGGGTATAAGAACGGCGTGCCGGCGAAGCTGGTGCAGCGTAACCTTATGCCGGTGAAGACCGCGGAGGCCTTCGTGCCGACGCCC